CGAGGAGGAAGCCCGACGGAAGGCAAACGCCAACAAGAAGGCTGCCGAGGAGGAAGCCCGACGGAAGGCAAACGCCAACAAGAAGGCTGCCGAGGAGGAAGCCCGCCGGAAGAAGGCTGCCGAGGAGGAAGCCCGACGGAAGGCAAACGCCAACAAGAAGGCTGCCGAGGAGGAAGCCCGCCGGAAGAAGGCAAACGCCAACAAGAAGGCTGCAGAGGAGGAAGCCAAGAAGAAGGCTATCGTACCGGCACGTGCCTTTAAAAATGTGAACGCGGCAAAGGCTGCTCTTGAAAAGAAGATGAAATCTAATCGCACGGATGTCGATAAAACCTTCCGAAGGATGATGCTCCAGTATCACCCAAACAAGACCGGTGGTAACGATCACAACAGTAAAATGTTGAGTTCTGCTCGAAACGCTTTGAAGATGAACGTTCAGAAGAATAACACGGTGAAAGTTTTGCAATCACCCAAATATCTCTCCGAAGCGAAAAAACTTGTGAGTACTTCCGTGCCGTGGTTGAAGCGTGGTCGGTGGACACAGCGCATCGGTCGGGCTGAAAACAACCCGGTAGAACTTCGTAAAATTGTGAGCAACTTGCGCGAAGGCATCTCCCTCAGTAAGACTATTTCTTCATCGACTTTGAAAAATTCCAAAACAAAGTCTAAACTTGCCGAACGGGCAATTGAGGCTGGCGCTGACAGAGTCAGGGTCAAGAAACAATTCGAGAACGCTCAAAAAGCTGAACGCAAACCGGTGAATGAATTTTTCAACGCTAGCAACACGTCTTTCGCCAACAGGAACCGAAAGGCAAAGGAGAACGCTCAAAAAGCTACACGCAAACCGGTGAATGAATTTTTCAACGCTAACAACAGATCTTTCGCCAACAGGAACCGAAAGGCGAAAGAGAAAGTTGACTGGAAAGCCGCCGCCAAAGCCGCTGCGAACCGAAAGGCGAAAGAGAAAGTTGACTGGAAAGCCGCCGCCAAAGCCGCTGCGAACCGGAAGGCGAAGGAAGCGAAGGCTGCGGAAGCCATCCGGAAGGCGAAGGAGAACGCCAACCGTAGAGCTGCGAACCTGAAGGCGAAGGCACGTGCAAAGAACGAAGAGAGAGCGAGACAACAGGCACAAAAAGCAAAGCAACTCGAGGAAGCGCGGAAGCGTGAACTCGCTAGCCGGAAACGTTTGACGAAAAAGATGAAGGCGAAAAATAGAATGAAGATTAAGAAGAGAAGATAGTTAAAGAAATGATTGGTATTTTTTATTACGTTTGTGACATGTCGTGTGATGTTTGCTGTCAAACTTTCAACAAGAAACATCACACACCAGTCAATTGTCCGGGATGTGACCTCAAGAGTTGCAGAAAATGTTCGGAGACGTACCTGCTCTCTATGTTTGAAGACCCACACTGCATGGGGTGCAAAGCGCAGTGGAGCCGGATCTACATCGACTCGTGGTGCACGAAACATTTCCGTAACATGACGTATCGTCAACACCGGGAAAACGTCCTGTACGAACGGGAGAAAGCCATGTTCCCACAGACGCAAGTCGTGGTGGAACGAATCATGAAGCTCGCCAAGTTGAGGAACGAGATCAACGCACAACGCTCGGAGATGTTTCGCTTGTGGAGACTGCACGGGATATTTCACCTCACCCACCAATTGAGGGAGTGGATGATTTTCACCGAGAACAAATTTCCCGAGCTTCGAGCGATCCAAGAGCGTATCCGGGAACTGTACACGAAAGTCGACGAACTCAACGAACACACTGATATGTCCGAGGAGGTGAAAAAGTTTGTTCGAAAGTGTCCCACGGACGAGTGCAAGGGATTTCTAAACGAGGAGTGGAAGTGTGGTCTCTGCGATAAGAGTTACTGTGAAAAGTGCAACGAACTCACCGGTCAGGGACACGAGTGCGATCCGGAAACAGTCAAAACGATGTCCCTCATCAACAAAGACACCAAGCCGTGTCCGAAGTGTGGAACCATGATTCAAAAGTTGGAGGGGTGTCTCCAGATGTGGTGTCCGTCGTGTCACACCGCGTTCAACTGGCGCACCGGAAAGGTTGACGTCGGGCGCATACACAACCCACACTACTTGGAATTTAGGAGGAAGGGGGGCACGGTGAACCGTGAGAACTCGGACATCCCGTGCGGTGGCATTCCCTCATTCACGGAGTTGCGGCAGAACCACGCCCCGGAACAACTCGTGCGTTTCCGGATTGAGTTGGATTACCTCGAGAGGGACACCGACTTCTACTATCGCGAGAGGAACACGGAGTACCCCCGTCGTCGGTACATGATGAACTACATGACCGAGGTCCAGTTCAAGCGGGAGATTCAAAAGATCGACAAGGCGAACGAAAAGTCGAGGGAGATCCAACACTTGTACCGGATGATGATCGACACGTGCGGTGATTTCCTCCGACAATACATCCTAGACCAAGACTACCCCAAGGTTCGAACAAACATCAACCAGGTGACCGATTACTTCAACTCGATCGTGGACCAGATACACAAGAGGTACAACTGCTACACCCCGAGTAAAATTGCAAAAATTTATTGATTTATAATATCAAGGAAGAAGATGAACGTCCAACAAATCGCCCTTCTCGTAGCCTTTGTGATTTTTCTGACGCTGTTCATCCCGACCTACGAACCTCCGAGGGTGTTCAGGAACGTGCTCACGGAGGAGGAACGCCGGCACATCATGGAAAAAGCGACGCCGAAACTGAAGACGTCCACCGTGTCCATGGACGGAAAGGTGGACGCCAAGGTCAGGAACAGCGAGACCGCGTGGCTCGACGTCCAGAGGGACCCGGTGGTGAATGGGGTCGTTCGTCGATGCCTCCAACACGTGGACCGACCGATTCAAAACTGCGAGCGTCTCCAAGTGTTGCGTTACAAACCGGGCGGATTCTACAAACCCCATCAAGACGCCTTCCACGGCATGCGGAACCAGCGCATGTACACGTTCATCATGGCGCTGAACGATGGGTACGTGGGCGGGGAGACCAAGTTTCCAAACTTGGAAAAGTCCTACAAGTTGAACGCCGGGGACGTCTTGCTCTTCGATTGTTTGAACAACTACGAATTTATTCCCTCGGCTGCGCTTCACGGGGGTAATCCGGTAAAGTCCGGGGAAAAGTGGATTTGTAATTTGTGGGTGAGAAAGCACCCGTTCGGGTCTTAAAAAAATAAAATGCTATTTTAGCATGGCGAACACTCTCAAGACTTTGAAGGATCATTTTGAGACCATTCGGGAAGAATTCGAAGGTCTTCCGAATGTGTTCATCCACCCCGCCGGGAGAAAACAAGGCGACTGGGAAGACTCTCCTCACCTCCGGGAGATCATGCGACGCTACGTGAGCGGACAGCACGGGTGGTTGAAAGGTTGGACCGATTGCCCGGACGAGTGGTACGGGTGGCCCCTCATCTGGAAGGACCAACCCGTTCTCGGAAACTGCAAGTTTTGTCCGAAGACGTACGAAATCCTGAAGAACACGAAGGGTGTCCGGATCGCGGGATTCTCCCTCATGAAGGGTGGGGTCAAACTTCCCGTGCACACGGACAACGTCTCGGACACGTACGTGTTCACGTACCACCTAGGCATCAAGTGTCCAGAAGGGAGCATACTGTACACCAAAGACGGACCGGTCGTTGAGGAAGATGGGAAACACATCGTCTTCGACGCCAGAAATCATCACTGGGCGGAAAATAAATCTAACGAGGACAGAATCATCCTCCACATCGAGTATCACAGGTGACTGAATAATTTTCAGTGGTTTATTATATAATGATCAAACTTCTCGTATTGAACTTTGCCACGATCTTCATCTTTACGTTTTTATATTTCGGACTCGTCAAGTCGGGTGGCTATCATTTCAACGGTCTGGACAAGTCGTCTTCCCTCGTGGACACGATTTACTTTGCCTTCACGGTCCAGTCCACCGTCGGTTTCGGGGACATCTACCCGAAGACTAAGGCGGCCAAGATGCTCGTCATGATTCAACAGTCCCTCCTCATTTTGGGCGTCGTCGATCTCCTGTCGACGTCGAAGCCCAAGCCGGCGGTTTCCACTGCGGTAACGAACGCATTAAAAAAACCGAGCATGTTTCGTAGATAGATGATTGTCTGCGTCGCACAGCCGCAATCGTGTCAGCCGTCGCGGGAGTGAAGCGCCTTGTTGTAATTGTGAGACTTTCAGGACCAAGAAAGTCTCTCCTGGAGTCTCCGGAGGAGGTACGGTGTGAGTTCACGGAGGGTGCCGTAGGGCACGTACCGGTAGTCCACCGTTGTTTTTTCGTCGAATCCCATCAACTTTGCGGTGACGTACCTCCCCCTGTCGAACTTTCGGACTATCCGGAGGGACACCGGGTTGTGGGTGGCGACCATGGTGTGCACGTGCGGCGCCGTGCACGTGTAGTGAAGCGCCTTGTTGTAATTGTGATCGACGTCAAACTTATTATCAAACACACCGGGTTGAGTTTTCAGATACGCACCCCTCACCAGTTTGGCACCCAACATGAAGCCGTGCCGGTGAGAGGACTCGATGTCCGCCAACAGTTCCCCGAACGCGTCGCGTCTGTACATTTGGTACGTCTTGTACACCCTCGCCCTCTCCTCGGTGTTGTATTCGTGCATGAAATCGAAGGACGTCTCCGGGTAGAGCACTTCCTCGGCGTCGATCGCGACGTCCAGGTCCCTCTGCACCGCAGCTCGTATCACCGAATCCAGGTGTGCTCTCGCCCCTGCGGTGTCGCTCTTGGACCCGAAGCTCGACATCTTGAGGGCGCACATGCTTCCTGGTGGGACGGATTCTATTACTTTTTTGGTCACGTACTCCACCTCGGGTGCTTCCATCGGGGTGCAGTTTTCCCTCGCGTAATCGAGGATGACCTTTTCACCCCTTTGAAAATATTTTCGCAAAACTCGGGGAAGTTCTCTGTTCGTGGACGCGTACCGGAGCATCTTACTATTTCATGAACTTTTTTATGAGCACACAAACGATGACGACGGCGGCGCACCCGATCGTTCTCTTCTTGTCTTTGGTCTCCGGTGGGAGTTCGGGTTCGGGTTCGGGTTCGGGTTTGGGTTCGGGCTCGGGTTCCGCACGAGAACCGGTGTCGGATGCCTCCGTGTCTGAATCGGAGTCAGAGTCGTAGAAGAACCAAGAACACATTTATTGTTACTTTGAACACTCATAATAATTTTATCGCTTTCACGTCGTGTCTCACAAAGTCTTTCATCTTCAACAGGCGTCCGTAGATATTTCTCCTGAAATTGTGAATGTGTACCTCGCACCTACCGGAGTCGTCCCACACCACCGCGGTGGCTGGACCGAAGTTGGTCTCGCATTGGTAGAACCCGGGATTTTCGGAGAGGTATTTCGGACAGTCCGACACGTTTGCGGTCCTCCAATCGATCAATCTCGAGAGACCTTTTCCGGGTTCGACGAAAGAGCAGTACTCCCACGTTTCCGAATTGATCTCAAACTCTCGAAATATCACCCCGGTTAACAAAAGTAAAATCACGAACAAGATCATCCTACGAGGTATTGACAAAAATTTTAATTTAAAAGTTACCCGCGATTCTAAATGAGTAATGACGGAACGAACGTTCTGGAACACGCAAGCCGTCCCACAACCCGGACAGGAATGTAGGACCGGGGTGATTCAAGAACACTGGGAGCGCAGGGATGACCCGGTGACCCTCCCCGAGAAGTACACGTGGTCCACGTGCACGATCCACCAACTCTTCGATTTCCTCGATCACCACTACATCCAAGACGACGAGATGGTTTTGGAGTACAGCAAGGACACCCTCCGGTGGTTGATGCCACCCGGGGACGAGTTCAACATCGCCGTGAGGGACAACAAAAACAAACTCATCGGGTTCATCTGTGGCAAACCCGCCGAGGCGGTGTCCGACGGGAAGCAGATGCCCGTGCTCTTCATCAACCTCCTCTGTGTGCACAAGAAGCACCGCTCGAAAGGTTTGGCACCCCTCCTCATCCAAGAGGTGTCCCGTCGGGCGGTCCTCCATGGCATCTTTCAGGCTGTGTACACGGCGGTGACGGAGATCCCGACGCCGATCATCAAGGTCAAGTATTACCACCGGTTGTTGAACCCGGAAAAGTTGAGGGCGTGTGGATTCATCAAGACGAACCGGAAAGATCTCAAGTCCATTCACGTGCGGGGTCGCTCGCACATGCGGGCGATGGAGGAGTCGGACGTCCCCCACGTGCGCCAGCTTCTCGAGTTGTATTTCGCCCACTTCAAACTCACCATGGCGCCCACGGAGGAGTACGTGCGCTGGCTTCTCCCGAAAAACGGGGTCGTCCACTCCTACGTCTCGGACGAGGGCGACAAGTTTTTGAGTCTCTACCGGGTCGGGTACAAGTACAAAGACACCGGATTGGTCCTCGAACAGGCGTACGTCATGCACGCCCTCGGTGACGTCCTCGGCGACGCCGCGGTGTTGGCGAAGAACGAGGGGTACGACCTCTTGAATTCTCTGGACATCGGCGACCGAGACTTGGAGGGGAACAAATTTTACCCGGGCAACGGTCACATTCACTATTACATGTATAACTGGAAGACCACGGATCTGGGTCCCGGTGACGTCGACTTGGTGTTGCCATAACGCGGCGACGACGATGGCGACGTACGTCATCAAAGACATGTTCGCGAGTTGGCTGTGCGAACAGCACTGCCCTAAAGAGCGCGGTGGGAAGACTCGCCTCTTGAACGAGGATCACCGGGACGATTTCCTCCGTCAAAACTGCGTGAACGAAGATCGGGGGAACGAAAAAGTCAAACTCGACTTTGTGAGGGGAAGGAGCATCGTCGCGACGCTCGTGTCGTTCGAGGAACGTCTCTCGAGGCAGGACTACACCGACAGCGCCATCGTCGTCTTGGAGTTCGACGGCGACTTTTTAAGAGAAGACGGCACCTTCGATTTCATCAGGAAACACTTACAGAGGCTGGACGGCGGAGACATGCCCTACGAGATCACCACGTGCAAGGTGCCGATGTACGTCCACCGATCGAGCAGCGAGCTCACGATGTTCGACGAGACCTGCGAATTAGGTGAATACGACGACGACTTCTTCGAGGACAACGACGTCTCCTTCTGTTTCATCCGGGTCCAGAAGAAGCGCAAGCGCAAGTTTGAGCACGAGGACAAAGAAGATCGCGTGGCGAAGCTAAAGATAGATTTCGAAGAACCCGCGGGTGCGTACAAGGTGGAGGTCGAAGTCGATCCGAACGCGATCGACGACGAGAAGAGGGTCATGCCCCCGATGGATCTGTACATCAGCGACTACGATCGCGTGACGTGCGACGCGCTCATGAAAAAGTCCACCAGTTTACTCATGTCCGGGAAGTTCATGCACTTCTTCCGGGTCAACGTGGGCACTCCACCCATGGTGCGCATGTACTCTATCGACCGGGACACGGGTAAGGTGACAAAGAAATTCATTCCCCTCACGGACGTGGTCATCGACAAGAACATCGTGACCAAGTACCAAAATCAAAACACTATCATGCAGGCACCCCGGATGAAACAACTCATGAATGCCTTCCTGCACGAGTTTGATGCCGATTTCGACGGCGACTCCATCGTGGGTCTCCAAGAGATGTACGAACTGTTCACGTGTTACTGCATCCGGCAGCACGGATACCCACTTCGAGGGGTGGAGATGCACACTTGGTTTTTCTTCGCCGTCTCCGAACTGTATTCCGGGTGGATCGTCGACCGCGGGGGAAAACTCTACGTCCGGTGCATGTCCCTCGACCTGGACGCCGCCTACCAGTACTGCATCGATAAAGGGTGGACACTTAGAAGTTTACCGTACCTATAAATGTAATGAAGAACATCGAGGAATTCGCGAAAGAAATATACGACAAATTAGGTCCGGGGTACTCCGAGCGCGTCTATCACAACGCGATGGAGGTCCTCCTCCGGAAACACTCCGTGCCGTACGAGAGCGAGCGCATCGTCCCGATCGTGTTCGAGGGGCACACCATCGGCAATCTCCGGGCGGACATCATCGTCGACCGAACGTTGGTGCTGGAATTCAAGGCGACGACGGCAAAGTTGGGGGACAAAGAGGAACAGCAAGCGGTCAATTACTTACAACTTCTAGGATTACAAAGGGCGATGCTCATCAACTTTGGGAAGAACTTTGAGACTCGTTCTGTTGTTGTTGCATGAAGGACATGAGCATCAGGCTGACGTAGGGTGCCATGAACCGGTAATGCTCCCTGGTCTCCCTCCGGTACGCATCCGGGTTGCGCATGCCGTCGTCCAGGATCTCTTTGGCGCGGTTCAGGTGGAAGAGCGCCTCGTCGACGACGAAACGCACGGAGTCTGTGTCTTCCTCCTCGGTCGTCGTCATTATAAAATCTTAGTCGTGTAATCTTTAAATGGTAGGGATGTACTGCCACCGCAACTCGTGGCAAATTTTCTTCCAAATTTGATCCTGTTGGAACAACTTTTCTTTGGACTTGAGGAGGGGAAAGTATTGGAGGTAGCTATCCTCGGACAAGAGTTCGCAAAATTTATACAACACGTAGGAGTAGCTCAAAAAGTTTTTCCTCTCCTTCGGGCAGTGTTTGTCGAAAGGGGCTTGGATGTCTTTGAACATGAGTCTCAGTTTCTCTTCGAGCACCTGGGAAAGTTTGGGTGGTTTCAAATTGGTCAGGGTGTTGGTGATGTAGGGGACGTGTTCGTAATATTTGTTCAATTTCAACTTTTTCAACAGCATCCGAACCCTCTTCTGCGTGATCTCGGCGACGTCCGTGATTTTGAGTTTCTTCAACTCGGACCGGAGAAGTTCCAAGACCTCGTCCGGGATCGTCGTCATCTCCTGCGCCTGGAACTGGCTGAGCCACTCGCTGAAGTGGTTCTCCCTCTTGTACGAGTAGCTCACCACGCGACTGGACGTCTCTTGCTCCTCCCGGTACGTGAGTTCCTCCGATATGAGGGTGGTCACGACGATCCCACACCGGTCGCACACCACCTCGCTCGTGTCCGGAAAGTGTACGACGTTGCTCTGGTCTTCGCACTCCGGACATATCTCCAACTTTTTCTCCACCGGTCTCAGAATGTTCTGATTTTCGACGTCGATGAGGTAATCCCTGTAGATGTCTTTCTTCTGCAACCCCCTGGTCTCCCTTGCGTTGAACACGTTGTCGTTCGTCTCCTCGGCGTCGACGTCTTCCGTGTACTGGTTGAGAAACGGCATGCACTTGATGATGTACTCGCTCATCTCGGATTCGTACTTTCGCCGGTTCACCGGGTCGGACTGAATTTTGTCTTCCCAACCTTGCAATTTGGTTTCGTAACTACTTAAAAACGAACCCTGCATTTAAGACTAATGAAACTTCTCATCAATCTTTTAACTACAATTTACGGTTTCTACAAAAAAGTCATCACCCCACCCGACTACGCCATCATCCGCGAAGAGTTGGAATACAACGTGGATCCGGGCACCAAGTACGAGGTGGACGACGAGTTCTGGGCGAGGGAAAGCAAGGCGTGGGACGACCTCGACGAGCTCTACGTGGACGTCACCGGAAGAGATTACAAGAACACGGTGGTCCCCCAGTGCGTGTGGAAGACGGTGCTCCGCGTCAAGTACTGGTACAACGGTCGGGTGTACAAATTCATCAGTTACGACATGCACGCCCCGTTCCCACCAAAGGAATCCGGGGGGATGTCGTTCAGCCTGCCCATCACCCGGGCGTGGCTGTGTGGGGAAGACGACAAACCCAAGCGCGACGTCACGGAAAAGATCAGGCGATACGCGGGTCCGAAGAACGATTTTCACGGGGTCGACGTCGCTTTGAGGGACGTGCTGTACTACGACGAAGAGACGCTCAGGGAACTGTATCCAAAACTTCTGTTACAAAACGCGCTCGGTTTTAAGCGGACGGTGTCGACGCTCACCGGAACGACCTCTACTCTTCGGTGAGTTTCGTCGCCAAGTAGAACTGTAAATCCCCTAGGGACGCGCAGGCGTATTTTAATATCAAAAATCTGTTGTCCGCCTCTTGCATCAGTTGCACCGACGAACACAAAGACGTCGCCTTGGTGAAGATGTTCATGTACCGGAGGGAGTACATCCCCGACATCTTCACCGGTGACTCCTCCACGCACTCGATGGACGTCTGCTGATTCGCAAAGTCCCCTTCGCACGACATTCTGAGGACGTTTTTCTCCCTCGTGATCTCGATCTCGGTACCGATGTTCGCCATGTCCCGGCACAGCCTTTGAAAGTCCACGGAGGGCATCGTCGTGACCGTGGTCATCTTGATGTCCGGTACCTCGATCCGGTTGTCGTTGATGTCCAGGAGTTTCAACTCGAAGCACGAGGTCTGCTTCTTGGCGTCGGAGATGATTTCCACGTGCATGATCTCCCTGCTCTCCTTGTCGATGCGCATCGAGAGCACGTCCGAGCTTCCGACGGATTTGAGAATTTTGAAGACGTTACTGATGTTCACACCGGCGATCATCTCTCCCTCGCACTCGTACTCCTCAAAGTTTTCCTTCTGGAGGCGGAGGTCGATCAGGGAGGACCGGGCGGAATCGAGGGTGGTGACGACCACCCCTTCCGGTCGAAAGAAGATGTTGACATCATTAAGGATATCTTTCAGGACCTCGAAGGAGGCTTTAATAGCGGACGCCTGGATCGTTTTTAATTTCATTTTTTCGTGGTTACTGAGTAATCGCCTCAATCCTTTATGTCCTCGTACGCCACCGCGCCAACTTCTTTGGAGATTCTCGCCTGCAGTTCCGGGGTCATCGGCGGGGCGAGCTGTTGCCCGTAGTTGTCGAGGGTGAACATGTCCCGGTCGTTGCCGTCGTTGTCCAGGGAGGAGAACGAGCACCCCCACCCGCCGACCTCGCAGTGCTGAATATCGTTTTGCGGTAGCAGGCTCTGCAACCAGTTCCGGATCTCGTTCCCGACGAGAAACTTTCCATTCTTCGTGAGCATGGTGGGCACTCTGGTGATCTTGCTTCTGTATTGCGCCGGAACCCCCTGTGTGTTCACGTTGTGATACTGCACGAGCTGCTTGAGCTGCGGGTGCTGGTGCACGTACTCGACGATTTGCTTGCAGTGGTTGCACTTTGGACTGTAGATCAGTAGAGCCATTCCTAATATATCATTCTGATTTTCTCCGAAAAAATAAACGCATACTAAAGTAGACATGAATAGATTGGTGTTGATCCTCATCGCACTGGTGGTCCTCGGACTGATTATGACTCCCAACAGGGAAAACTATTTCACCTCGGAAGCGTTCGGGTTTTCCGGGTACACCAAGCCGCGCAGGGGAAGCGTCGTCCTCGACGACTTGCCTGTGAACAAGACCGAGTACACCGAGGTCGAGGCGGCGGTCGACAACGACGTCATGAACGAGCTCGTCGTCAAGACGAACGAGGCGATCGCGAAGCGCACCGGGATGTGCACCCACATCATCGAGACGACGCAGTTGAAAAAGTACCAGGGCAAGTCCGGCGAGACCTTGTATGAGGTGATGTTCATGGCGATGAAGCACGGTGGATTCTCCTACGGTTTCAGCGTCGTCGCCGCGCTCCAGTGGAAAGATCAGACCGCGACCGTGGTCTCCCTTCGCACGCAACCGATGGAGGTGGAGTCCCCGTCCGACGTCTCCGCGTTCACCGGGGAGACGTCTGGAAAAGAGTTTCTTGATTTCGAGGTGGTCCGGAAGACCGTGGAGACCAAACAGGGTGAGTTACTTCAGGCAAAACAAAAATTGGAGTCAAAGATAGGATGAAATGCTCGACATCGCGGACATTCAGAAGATCGAGTCCCAAAAGCGAGCGATTCGAAAGGAGTGTTACACCAAGATTTACGAGATGTGTGAAAAAAAGATCAAGCAATACGTGAACATGGGTCAGAAGCAAATATTTTTCACCGTGCCCGGGTTCGTGATGGGGTACCCTGCGGTGGACAGACAAGCCGCGGCGAAGTGGTTGGCGAGGCAGTTCGAGCGGAGCGGATTCAAGACGTCCGTGGTGAACGACGACGTCTACGTCTCTTGGTCGCACGCGGGCAGGCGCAAGCGCCCTGCCTCCGAGGAAACACCAGACGACGACATCGAGTTCCCGTCCTTCGTGAACCTGAAAAAGGCGGCTGACAAGTACCGACACCTCGTCAAAAAGTAATTTAATTTGTATTCAATAATAGTATACACTATGTCCGATTCCCTCGGAATCCTAGTCGAAGCGAAGAAAGAGTACACCAACCAACTCTGCCTGTTGATGTGCCCGGTGATGATCGGGGTGTTTCAGGACATGTACGAGGAGGCGGTGCGCATGTCGAAGAACAAGAAGCCACTGCTCCAGTACCAGCGCCTGCTCAAGGAGGTGCCGAACTGGAGTAACGCCATGAGCAAAAAGCACGAAGACAACGTCGTCAACCGGTGCACGTGGTTCTCCGACCTCCTGGCGGCGGTGTTCGTGTCGCACGTCAAAATCCTTTCCTCAGTTCGATTGAAGAGCGACTCCAAGAAGATCTCCCTCAAACTCCCGAACAACGGCGTGTTCATCCAGACGTGCTACAACAACTGCGCGCGTTCGCTGTACAACGACCCGTACGTGTACCACGACGAGATGAGCGAGCACGTTCGAGACGACATGCTCACCAAGCGTTTCTCCGAGTGCATCGAGACCACCATCAAAGAACTCATTCCGGTGCAGCAAATTCTCTCCACCTACATGTCGGCGTCTCCGGAGAGCAACATCGACGTCGGGGACGAGGACGACCTCCAGGACACCCTCGACCCGGAAGTGACCGAAGACGACGAGTTGCCCCAACAGGAGGATCCGGGATTCCCAGAGGAACAGCCCGCGACGACGCCGGAGCACGTGGAAGAAGAGGACGCCGGGCACACGCCGAGCGATCTCATGCAGGACGAGGTGATGGAGACGTCCCCGGTGGCGTCCGACCCGCCGGTGATGACCCCGGAACTGAACGAGTTCAAGACGATCCCTTCGGTGAACCTCCCGGCGCAGCAAGCGTCCGCGCCCGCGCCGTCCATGGAAGATGAAGACGACGGCGTGCTCTTCAACGACGCCCCGGAGGGTCGTGTAAAAAAACCTTTCTTATAAAGTAGATTACAATGGAAGACCTCGCCGATTACCTCCGGGATCCGTTCTCAGCGGCGTTGATCGCGGCAGCCATCACCGCCGTGTACATCAACGTCAAGCAGCGCATCAACAACGAGGGACAACTTCCTCTCCACGCCTACACCAAGCCGGCGATTTTGAACGGCATCATGGTTTACTTCATCGTCTCTAACGGGCTCGCCCTCAAGGAGCCGATTTCCACCGAACCGTTCTGACTTAAAGAAAACTCTCATTAATTATATACAACTGACACAGCGATGTCTACCAGTGTTGGGGCTTTCAACGACATGATGGGACAGTTCCTCGTCGAACTGTCCAAGGCGATTCCGAAGGAGACGGGCGTCAAGAAGTTCTTGACGTCCTTCGAACTCCTCCGGAGCACGAACCCGAGGGCGATCGTCGACGCGTTCATGAAAGGGGTCTCTCCGTACGCGGAGATGATCTCGAACCGGGACGAAAACTTGCTCACCGAAATGTCCAAGATGGATTACCTCAAAGACTTAAACATCCAGACCCATTGGTCGGACTTGAGCGCCAACACTAGGAACGCCGTTTGGAGTTACCTTCAGACCCTGTACATGCTTGGTACCACGATCACCGCGATCCCGCAAGAGACGCTCGGCGCGATCGAAGCCTTAGCGAAGGACTGCGCGGACAAGATGCAGACCTCCGACGGCACCATCAACCAGGAGGCGTTGATGAAGATGCTCGGTGGTTTGGGCGGTAGCCTCGGGCAATAAAACCTTAACATAATGTAATAAAGATGTCTCGAACGTGGTTCGACGATCCGAAGCAACTCATCCGAGCCGATAAAGTGCAAAACTTTTGGCCCACCGCGTCGCAAACTCCAGAAGAGAGAATCAACAGCGCGTCTCGTTTTGTCATCTACGCCACGTCGGTGCTCTACCTCATTCGTCGCGATTTGCGTTTGTTCGTCCTCGGTGCCACCGTCCTCGCGGTGTTGTACGTCATGTTCCGAAGCGACATGGTCACCAACCCGGTCGGGCGCCAGACGCACACTGACAACGACCAGATGAACGTGCAGTTGCCGAGCAAGGACAACCCTATGGGGAACGTCCTCCTCACCGATTACACCGATCAGCCGAACAGACCTTCCGCGGCGTGGTATCCGTCGGTGAAGCCGTTCGTGCAGTCCAACTTGGAAAAGACGTTCACGTTTGACGCCGGACGCTCGAGGACACCCCTTCCGGAGCACCAACAGCGTTTCGCCGCGCGTCAGTGGGCGAGCATGCCGGTGACGACGATCCCAGGCGACCAGACCGCGTTCGCGGAGGCGTGCTACGGCGCCAAGTTCGCCCCGATGTGCAAAGACGGTGCCACCGGGGTGTGCAACCCGAACGCGCGTGGGGTGCAGTTGGAGGCGTTCGCCGGTATCGGTGGCGACGGGGACAAGAGGAGTGGGATGCACGGGGGAACGACGTTCGCCTAAATTAAAAAATCTCAAGGTATATCAGTACATTCCAAATGGCTTATCAACTCCAACCCGGTGTGAAGATTCTCGAAGACAAGGCGCTCCCACCGGAGCGAGCCACGGACAACTTTTTCGCTTACCCTCAGCCGAGTACGTTGAACTACGTCGAGCGTCGCCCGAGCACCATGATCTACGGCACCGCTCCGTTCAAGGCGGGCAAGGGCGCCCCAGCCCACCTCATCGAACTCGACGACTCCATGCGCCCGCAAAGCACCACCCGCCACAACGTCGGGTACGCCGAGCCGCACAAGCAAAACTACCACCCGTTGCTCAACGTGGAGTGCCAACTCCCGCTCAGAACCATCGATTTCGAACCGGCGAGTTCCCGCGCCGATCTTCAGAACGAGATGTTTTCGAAGCGTTACATGCCCACGTAAAAATAATGTTTGGAATAAGTAAAGAATATGGCTGACCCTATATCTTTGTTGGCGATTGCAGGGCTCGTCTTCGCGGGTCGTAAGATGTCCGATCCAGTGGTCACCGCCGAAGCACCAGCCGTGGCGCAGGTGCCGAAGCCGCCGCTCTTGGAGGACGCCGAGATCGTCGTCTCCGACGAGCCGTACTTCGTCGAAGCGTCGGAACCAGACGGTGGGAAGCGGGAGATGGCGTCCTTCGCCGAGATCGCCCCTCAACAACGCAGCGATGGCACGGAAGTGTTGAACATGCGCAACCGCCTCTACGACAACGGGCGGATGAACAACCTCTCTCCGGTGGAGAAGCAACTCGTCGGTCCGGGTCTCGGCGTCGCCGCGGACGTGCCCGCGGTCGGCGGTTACCAGCAGATGTTCAGAGTCGCCCCGGTGAACACCGGGGAGTACAGACTCACCCAACTCCCCGGACGCGTGAACCACGGGTTCGACGTCAAGGGGGGTCGGCGCACGATGGAGACCGTGGTGCAACACAACCGCCCGGAGAAGACCGCGCAACTCGACCAGAGGCTGCCACCGGTCGCCGGTCGGTCGGTGCACACCGGTGTGACCCCGAGGAACAAACAAGAGCGCGCGAAGCGCCCGACCAACCGCTCCCAAACCGGTCTTCGCACCGACGGTCTCAGCAACGCCCCACCGAAGCGGTTCATCTCCGCCCAGGCTATCCCACAAGAGCCCACGCGGTTCAAGATGGACAACGACACGGTGCGCTTCGGTAACGCCCAGCCTGGACTCACCGAATTCCGGGGTGGCTACCAGCAGTCTCCGGCGGCGCAGGTCGGGAAGAGCGACGCCGAGCTCATGGCGCTTGGGTTCCGCATCGACGACAAGAGAGGCGTGGAGACCAACCGGATGGCGAACAGGGGGAGAATGAACGTGTGCCAGCAGTCTGGGAAACTGACCACGTTCCGGTGCGACACGTCGAGGATGGACGGACGCTTCAACGCCGCGAACGGTGGGTGGCAACAAAACTACAGGCAGAACGATTATCACAAATTCAACGCCTTCAAGGGACACGAGAACCCGTACGCGTCTCCGGATCACCTCAACTCCACCAAAGAGCAGCTCAAGAACAACCCATACGCACAGTGCTGGTGAAAAAATTAAACCATTTGTATAAAAACCATCTTCATTAAAATTCCAAACTAATTGTAATGAAGGTGTACACACTAGACATCGACAGCGGTGAGAGAGATCCCACCGTGCACCCGACGTCTAACAATTTCATCGTCGACCTGGCGACGCCCATCTACAACGTGACAAAGGTGGAGGTCGTCTCCGCCAGGGTTCCGGCGTCCGTTCCGTTGATTCACACCCACAACAACAAGTTCAGCGTGACCGACGACGTCGACACCTACACCGTGACCCTCTCACCGAGCGCGGACTATTCCTCAGGAGGGAACATCGCGACGCACCTCGAAACGCAGTTAGCCGCTTCCGGATGCAACACCGTGGACACCGTGGCATACACCGACGGAAAGTTCGTCTTCTCCAACACCGCGGGCAACCCCTTCACCTTTAATTTTCACAGTGGGGTCGATGGGTGGACGTCCAACGTGATGACGAGGACGACGCCGAACCAAATCTTGGGGTTCTCCGCCGCGGACCAGGCGTCCACGTCCGGCGGGGTGCTCACTGGGGGGACACCGGATATCACCCACGCCCCGAAGACGTTCGTCTTGCGGGTGACCTCGGGCTCGGACAAGATCAGCCAAGAGGCGTTCACGAACACACCTTTCTACACCGGGGTGTTCATGAACAACAACGCCTCCGGTTCGGACTCCTACCTCACGTTTTACGGCACGGACGACGCCGTCGTGCACGATGAACACCGGAAAGAGATACGACAACTCCAAATGGAGTTCCTGTACAAGGAAAACAACAAACTCATCCCGGTGGATTTCGGTGGGAGAGACTACGCCATCAAGTTTCGAATTCACGGGTCCAAGGACAAGTTGGAAAACCTCCCAAAACTGACCGAGGAAGAAGTTTCAAAACTAGAGTTGCCACCACCTGTGCACATTCCTGAACTCGTCGTGAGAGAGAATCTGAATAAGTGGGAGCAATGGATACCCATCGCGGTGATTATAATTATCGGGATTGTCCTGATACGAGCGCTTAGCGTCCAATCGCGTAGATCGGCGCCGCCGGCTTCGTGACTTGCGTAGACACAGAGGACACCAAGAGGAAGACGGCGATGGACAACAAGGTGGTCATGAGCGCCGTGACCGCGAGTTGAAGACCCGTGTTCTTCGGTCCCTTGATGATTTGGCTGATAGCCCAGCGAGCGACATCGTTCCACGACATAGCCGCGGCGAAGGCGAAACCTTGCGTGAGGGAGTTGAGCGATTGCTTTTCCAACATTTGCGTGATGACGGTGACCTGTTCAGCCATGGTGAGTGTGTATATACTTACCGTAGAAAAAATTTATTCCGGGAGAAGTTCCTCTTTCTGCAACAATTTCTTGTACTGGGGTTTCTTCAAGATGCCCTTGTTGTTGTTGAGCACCTCCTGATGTTCATCCTCCTCTTCATCGGACGATTCCTCCTCCTCATCCGATGAAGAACTGTCGTCGAAGATCGTGAAGTTCTTTCTCTCCGGAGTCCACCCTGACCATCCCCGGGGTGGGCTATCAGGGGATAAGGTCTTCATTACTATCTATTGCTTTTTTAAGAAGAGTTTCCGCTGGATTTTGTGGCACCCAAGTCTGCCAGTCGTCCAGTGCTCGGTTGATCGCCTTGAAAGTGTCATCTTCTCCTGTGTACGGGGTGAAATCCTCCTCTGGCACGTCCACGAATTCCGGTTCCCACTCCTCCCCGTCCTCCTCGTCCCCGTCCTCATCCCCTTCCTCCTCCTCCTCCAACTCTGGGAGAATCGAACCGATGTGTTTGCCCACGGAGTGCATGGCGGAGTACTTGATGCTTCTCTCGAAATCCTGGATGAGCACGGTGGACCGACCACACGCGTTGGCGTACTGACTCGCCAAGATGATCGACAATTCGAGCACGGGTTGCATGATGTCCACGAGGGCTTCCGCTTCTCTGTCCATCTCTTACCTTCTGTCATCAAAAAGAGTTCGGCATTTTCCCCCAACGATGCGCAAAACGTTGTAGGACAGGGCGTAGACGCGAACCTCCCGCCTGTGTTCGGACGGGAACAGGCTCATGTCCAGAAGTTGCTCCTTCACGAGGGAGAGGTTCACCTGACCCGTCGGGTACGGCTTCTCCGGTTCGGTGCCGAAGGCGTAACTGTAGAATCTCCGGATGAGTTGAGTCTTCGAGTGGTGGATGCCACCCTGCACGGCTTTGAGGAAGGTGATCCCCTTTCCGGTGACGTCCGAGAGGATGACCTGGTCGTCGAACTTGAGGGTGAGGTAGTCGAGGTGCTCGTACAACACCAACCGACCGTCGTGGTACTTCCCGTAACCGTTACCGGAGTAAGACACGTTGTAGTTGTCGTAATCCAGGGGCGTGCAGTGGTCCACCAACCCCCCGTTGTCTTCCCTCTGAATCACGAAATACAATTCCTTCGTGGGGTGCTGGAACTCCAACTTCATCCGGTGGAGGGTCGGGGGGTCGTCGTACGCCGACGACGCCGGCACGCTCGACTTTTGCGTTTGAATCTGCGTGAAAACCATATCCATCGGCGTGTTCCTGAGCCGCACCACCTCCGCCCGGTCCACGAAGGCGACGTCCACCTCCATCTTGAGGTCCGTCAACGCCATCGGTTGGTTGTCGTCCGACTCCGTGATGGTGGGTCGAATCGCGAACGTGTTCGTGTCCAGGGCGACGACGAGCGGGGCGTAGTCTCGGAGTTTCACCTCCACCGTGATGTCCCGCTCCTTGTGCAACGCCGCCAAGGGGAGGGACAACGTCGGGTTCCTGTAAAAATAGAATGGAATGTCCACCAAGAATTCCTGAACTTTGTTCGCCCCGGGACGGACGGCGTCCGCGACGGACTTGTCCGCGCCGGAGAGGTTGTAGTACGTGTTGAGGGTGTCGTAGAGGATCGTGCTCGAACTCACGGGAGTCGCCGCCGAGCGGACGGCGTACTTGCCCACGAGGTTCTTCAGAGCCGTCTGTTTCGTCTGGGTAAAGTAGTGTTCGCTGTATATGGTGAGCCAATCCGAGGTGAGGCGCTGCACGGGGATGTCCCCGATGAAGAGCTCCACGGACTCGATGAGGGCGTGCCCGACGCTCTCGATGTATCCGTACCGGGTATGCCCGGTGCCGAGGTTCTGCCTCGCGATCGCTGGAAGTTTCACCCGGAGGGCGACGTTCGTGAGGACGTCCCCTTGGTTCACCGGAATGCGAAACTTGACTTTTTTACCAAAGTCCCCGGGCTCGTCCGGGTCCAAGGTGACCGTCTCCTTGGCGTACGCCCCGTGTTTCCTGAAGACTTTTCGCCAATACGTGTACTCTGGGTCATCTGTGAAGTACCGGTCGCTGATTCCAACGGTCTCTAATTGAACCCGACCCGCCATTCTGATATATACATGGCATTAAAATCGTAAACCACATAACCCGGCGTTGATTGTCATCTGGTTGTAACTTAAAGCGTACACCCGGACGTTGTTGTCCCCGACGAACACCGGCTCGATCTCGACCGTGAGGAGTTTGTGGGCGACACGGGACATGTTCACCTGACCGGTGGGGTACGGTTTGTCCGGTTCCGCGCTGAAGGAGTACATCCCGAACTCCGAATAGAGATCCACCTCCACGTGGGTCCCGGACGGGTTCAGCGATGGGTGGGGCTCGTACACGGGCACGTCCAGACGGGTCGCCGGGCAGTTCACGTGGTGCCTGAGCGCCTGCGCGTACGTGAGCTGCAACCGGTCCATGTCGAAGACGACCTCGTTGTTGAACCGGAGGGCGAC